CCATGCGATCGGTATTTAAAATTTCCTCAATTGTGTTGGCATTGAGGTTGCCCAGCATGTTGGGGTTGCCGGCACAACATGTTTTGACATTGCCTTGGGGATTGATATGCAGGCCTCGCCATGGGGCCGCACAGTAAAAATTGCTCATGTAGTATTTACGTGACCAATTTTAACATGTTAGATTTACACAGGGCTGTAAGGGTTACGATATCTGTCGTAACCATCATCAGGCGGCAACACTGGATACTCGTTATTCCGCATTGCGACCACACTTGGCACGTTTGGCATTGGTGAGAGCACCGTAGTCCACTGGCCATTCCTGACCTGGTTGTAGTTCTCGAGCACCTGCTGGGTAAGCAAATTTAACACCGGCTGTGATTTCAATTTGGCTAACTGGCAGTCGGAACTTGGTCAAGTCATTGCCTAAATTAACATAGGGTTTGGTATGTGGGAATGCCCAACCAGCAATCTGCTTAGTTTGGTTATTGATTACAATTTTGTAAAAGCCGTGTGGCACAACGACGCCGTTGCCAATTGACTCATCACCGGCACCGTAGAACGCACCTACATAGATTGTGTAGGGTTGATTGAGTTGTACTGCCCAACCACGCACACTTGTTTCCAACAGTTTCCAAATACCACGATTGAGTGATCCGTGTTGCGGATACATATTGGTCATCAAGAATGATTCATATTCCACTTGTGCTGACCAGGATAGGTCACCATCAGGAGCGGCATGTCCTTTGTCATAGCCTGTGCCAGCATAGTCATCTGGTCGGGCACCACCCTGGACGCTTTGATCAGCAACAAAGGCATTGGTACGCGGAAAACAACCCAGTGCGTTTTGCGGTAACAATGTGTAGGCCACATAAGCAGGAATCTTTACAGGAGCATCATATGCCACAAGATACGCTTCGCGGCAAATGGGTTGCACAGGTCGTTTGACTGTGGCAAATCCATAAGGTGAGTGTACTGCACAGGCTTGTGGGGGGTTAGGGGCTCGTTGGTCCCAGGCGTGGGCCAAGTTAACGGCTGTGAGCAACAGCACAAAGATGAGTTTTTTCATCCAGTATTTATATTATGCTATTTGATAGACGCCACAGAGATCAAAGTGGCTGCCAGTGTTGGTAGCATTGACCGGTGTGTTGTATTTCCAGGCTAGGTCCGTGGTGCTGCCTGAATAGTACAGTTTGTGTATGGTGTTACTGTTTGCTATATCAGTAATGCCAGCAATGTGAAATTGAGCCGGCGAACCTGTGCCTGACGTTTGATGCAAGGTGCCGCCGGCCATACGCATGGTCTGATCAGACGGGAATGGCAAAGTAATTTGGTAACCTAAAGTACCAAAGTTGGTGCAGGTAGCAAAATCCACATATACCTGAAAATAACAAAGTGGGCCCATCAGGGTGTAGGATGCTGTGACCGTTGCGCCAGCAGTGGTGCTTGATGCATCGGTCCACTGTGGGTCAAACGCTGTGGGATTAGTAACTCCGGATCCGTATGCTATTAAATTCAAATTACCGTTGGTGTTTCCTACATATACGTTTTGAGTAAGTTGATCAACCACAAGTTCACTGGGTCTGGCAACGCCATTGTAATTTTGCACAGTGATCTGTGCATTGTCTTTCATGTCGGCACGTGAAATGCCGGCTATGTTTGCGTATGGTGGTGGTGGATTGGCCATGATCTATTTATTTCTAAATTTAATAACCGTTAAACGGCTTGACTGTGCTTTGTTTGTTTACCGAAGGTGGTTCTAAACTATTTGGGGTACTGATTTGTATTTTTTCAGCAGACAATCCGGACATTTTCAATGCTTGATCAATGATTGGTTCAACTGAAGCATTAAATCCAGCAACCACAGCGTCTTCGCCAAATGCGGCTTGTGCTGACCACTCAGGCATGTTGGGTATGGGATCGTTAGTGCCGGCATCACTGCGGGCTCGAGCCATGGCCACTCCCAAGCGATATATCTTATACGGGTCACTGGATGGCACACCGGGCAACACAAACACATGATTCATGGGATCTGCCAGTTCAGGAGGCAATGTTGCTTGTTCAGTGATGAATTCTCGGGCTCTCATTTGTATCCTCCAAATGCTCGAACTGGGCTTGCTTTGTGTACGTGCTCGGCTTCGGTACTGCGATTGTCGGTTAATTTTTTGACTTCACCGGCACCTACAGTTTTTGCTGCCGCATTAATTATGTCTAGATCAACATCACTGTAGGTTGCCAACAACGGGTCACCTGCAAATGCGCCAGCAGGTTCAGTAGGATAGTCAGGAGCACCAGCCATGGCAATACCAAAACGCCATTGTGTGTAAGGACTGCCGCCTTGTTTGGTCATTGAAATGTCAGGCATGCTGATCATGCCTTTCATAGCTGAAGCATGTGATTTTGGAAGTTTTTTAGAATCTGCAGGAATGTCCTGGGCACTGCCAAACTTTGCTTCTACTACAAATTCTTTTGCTCTCATTTGACGTCTTTCATTTTCATATGCCCAAAAGGTGGATCACCTTGGGTATTCTGCCACAGTGCGCGATTGCTCAAAATTTCTACCCAAACATCAGTGTTGGGTTGATTCAATCCCCAGAAGTCAAATTGCAAATGACTGCTAACTGGGCGGCAATATAGTGTTCGCTCTCGAGGCACACACAACTGCTGACTAGTAGTTCGCATTTTTTTGCCTTCTGTGCTGGTCCGCATTATATTTAGTTGCGGATTGTTTATATACACCTGGCACATACCGTCCACTAAATCTTCAGGTTCTTCGGCAATAGCCACCACTGCTTCAGCCAATGCAAGTCTGGTTTCGCTTGAAATTCTGCTGAGTGTTTCGCTTCGATTACTGGGGTTACGTTGGTATCCTGTGTCAGTCATCCAAATTCCATGATTGGTTCTAGCCACTGTGTCTGTACGTGGGATTTGTTTGACCACGTACTTAAACGGCCGTTCACCATCCCAATCACTGGCTTCGATTAGATACAGTTTGTATTGATCAAACACAATTGTACAACCGCCTAGTTTTCCTTTTAGTAGAACTCGAACAGCGTCTGCTACTGAATGTTGTGTTAATGCCCGGGCAATTATTTGGCCGTCAGGACTGATTTCTGCGGTGCCTGCTTCGACTTCACTTTCGTCATCGTATACATCTAGACTAGTATTCAAGATGCTAATGCCATGATTGTTGATGCCTTCTTTGTAGCCAGTTATTTGATCATGCATCATCATGCGTTGTACGTCGTGGCTTTTGTCTTCAACAAAATCCAACACAGGGGTGTAGTTACGGTCGCGATTTTTGGCGCCGGCCCATCCAATACCATCAAAGTATTTGGCAAGGATTACGCACATGATTATTTTTTGTAGCCCTTGAAGGCGGCCACTGGGCTTGAGTGATTGACGTAGTCAGGTTCATGACTACCGTTGCTGATAGAATCTTGGGGTTTCATACCCAGTTTTTTCATAATGGCAGTGAGTTTTTTGCGATCGTGTTCAGTGTAGGCGCTGAAGATGGGCAAGTTTCCAAAGAAATTTATATCGCCTGCTTTTTCCAACTGCTCAAGATCCATACCAGCCAATGTTGCCACACGATAATGATCGTAATACCGGCCCCAATATACGTCTCCCTTGCCCCCAGGACCAACTATACCAGGATGTGCTCGTTCAAACTCGTGGCTGGCGGCGGCTCTTGTTCCGCCACGCTTACCAGCGCCTTCAGTCATGAACTCACAGGCTCGCATTGTTAGTTTGAAGTTGAGCCGTACACACCGGCCTGTGCTGATGTAGCAGTACCTATTGCTGTGGCAGAAAACACAGTGCCAGTGATGCTCAGATAATTGCCTGCACCAACATAATATTGTTGTACAGTGTTTCCTGGAACCACAACTGAATTTGCGTATAAGTTGCCAGTTGGCATTGAAGTATTTACAGGAATACCATTGGCCTGTATGTATTGTGTCTGTGTTTGAATAACTTGAAAATTTACTGTAGCAAGAGTCGTGGCAATTTCAACCTTGTCGGTGGTCCAAAGAACGTTTGATCCAGTGTTAACAACTTGAACGGCAGCCATTATTTTGTATCCTTAGGTGGTTCACTCACAACTGGTTGAAACAAGTTGCGTGTTTGATCCAACACACCCGGAATGTATACCGGTTGTTGTTTGTAACCACCAGTGGCTGGACTGTGTGGGTTCATCACTGGAGGTGTTGTTAGGCCTGCGGTAAAAGGTTGATTGGTTGTCATATATTATCCTTTGAATTGGTTCCAACGACGTGTCAAATCACGAATGCTTTCTTTGACTTTTTCCATGTCACCGTCGCCATCTAAGTCGGCTTCTTTTTTGCCATCAGCACGGGCCTTGGCTAAGTTGCCGGTAAAAAGATTACCTTCTTCAGTTTTTTCTTCTTCAACATCTTTCTTGGCTTCACGGATCCCGGCCATTTCACGCAAACGTGCTAGGCTGTCTTCATCAAATCCATCTCCATAACCTTTTTGTCTGTCATCTTGACTGGCAACAACAGGTATAGTTGTTTGACCAGTTGACTTGGGACCGTTTAGGCCACCGGAATATTGTAGTGAATCATCATTGGTTTCAGTGTTGCTCGGGAAGTCAGGTGAGTTTTGGCTCACTGCGTCATCGCCGTAGGCTTCGTCAACTTCTTCGCAACCGCAGTCTTCTTGACCACAGGCATCGCATACTTCGCCTTCTGCGTGATCATGGTCGCCCATGGCCTGGCGAATTTTATCAGCAAGTGCTTCTGCACCTTCAGCATCCATTGTGCCATTTACTTCGATAGCACCTGGATGATCCATATCAGCACCACCTTCAATGTGTGGGTAATCATGTCCGCCTAGGCCGGCGTTTTTCAACAACTCGCCTAGTTTGAGTGCGTCATCATCTGTAGCAGTAACAGTTATGCTCTTGCTTGGACCACCGTTGGCATCTGTGTTCATGCTCATGCTAACATTCATACTTTCAGCAATCATGCTTTCAAGTTCACGATTCATTGAATCATAAATGCCTTGTCCAAAACCAAAACCACTTGATGCTGTGGGAGTGTCTGTTCCGCCTGCTTCTTTGACTTTCTTTTTCTTTTCATCGTACTCAATGTCTTTAGCCACTTTCTTGCCGGCTTTTTCTGCCTTAGCATCTTCACTGCCACGCTTCTTGCCGTGAATATGATCTTTCTTTTTCTCATCATACTCAATGTCTTTGGTTACCTTGCGGCCGGCTCGTTCAGCGCGGTTGTCACGAGTAGAAGTTTTTTCTTCGCCCATGGCCATTTCGTCATCACCCTCTTGATTCTGCATGTAGTCATCCACAGCAGTCATCATGCCTTCAATCTTGGCCAACTTGGCTTGCACCCATTCTGGCAAGTTGTCGTTGTCACCCAGGATTTTTTCCAAGGCCTGTGCATGACGCACAATAGTCTTGATGTCATCTTTGGCCATTTCGCCTTCTTGATCGTACTCGCCACGATCTGTAATTTCAAGATCACCTTCGTTGGTTTTACGACCGCCTTTGTGTTTGGTAGCCCGGCCGGTCACACGCTCTGGTGCTTTAGCAGGGCCTTTTGGACGACCACGTCCGCGCTTTTCACCTGCGGCTGGCTCATCACTATCGGCACCTACTGAATAACCTGTGTTGGGATCAACACGGCGTGTTACTCTGCGACCGCCAGGAATCTCTTGTGTGTCATGTTTGTCACCGTGTGTGACGTCACCAACCTTACGAGCACCCATACGGCTCTTGACGTCTTTTTCCATTTCGTCCCAGCCTTCGTCGGTCTCTTGTTTACCTGTCAGATTCTTTGTGCTTGGACCTTTGAGACGATCAACCACATGGGATTCTTCGTCTGATCCGCCGTATCGGCCTGGACCTGCAGAGTGCTTCATACCTGTCTTGGTCTTGGTAACTGTGCCGCCGTTGCTGGTCTTGCCACCACGTAGCATAGCAAAGTCGTTGGCATCTAGTCGGCCATTCTTGTTCATGTCGATTTTCTTTTGCTTGGGACTGAGCACACCTTTGATTGCTTCAGCAGCCACATCGCCCAACATTTCATCAACTTCTTTTTTAGCGCCGGCAATCTTGTCAGCAAAAGTAATTTTGTCTTTGGGAGGTGCCAAGGCGGCAAAACTTTGTGATTTAGCCGGTGACATTTTTTCTTTAACTTGTTCTGGCTTCTTACCTGTTTGTGGCATGCCCATCTTGCGTTGTAAGTCTTTGCGCATGGCTTGATCGTCACCATGGCCTAATTTGTTTAACACAGCGCCGCCAACTTTCTTAACTGCACTGCCAACTTTTTTCACTACGTCGCCCATGCCTTCTTTGGGATGACGCAATTTGTTCAGCACAGCACCTGCCACACGCTCACCGGCTGCTTTTGAACCATAACGCTGGCCAGCATCCTTGGCAATCTTTTCAAAGTTCTTGCCTGGCTTGCCAATGTCTCGGCCGGCACGTGCCTTCTTGGCTGAATAATCACCCGAGGCTTCTTCTACGGAATCTTTATACTTGTTGTACTTGTCACGTATAGGGTCCAGGCTCTTGCCTTCACGTCCGGCCTTGGCCAAAGCCTCCATGCCCTCTTTGCCATACTTCTCATAGCCCTTGGCAGCACGACTCATGTCACGTTCGTTGAGTTGTTTGTGTGTGGTCTCTGGCTTCTCGCGAATGCTATTCAACTTGTCGTTAAGATTGTAGAAAAAATTGTCCATGTCGGGTTCCTAAGTAATATGACTTATTTATACGCCTTTCGATACTTTGCACTTATCACCATGCCACTGGGCATAGGTATTAGTACTTGTAGTTTTGCCGCAATGCGGGCAAGTTTTTTTAATTTGAGAAGGATGATTTCCATTCTTAATACGATTTAGATTATGAGCAGGTCCTTGCAATGGATGTTTTCCTTCAGCAACTAACTTTCTCTGTATTTCACCGCCCCAGAATGGATTCTTAGGTCCTTGCCCCGGCAGTGTTCCTTCTGCCGCTCTTTTTAGTGCTGTTCGTCGCTGAATGTCGCCACTTAGTAAGTGATGTTTTCCTTCTGCTACTAATCGTCTTTGTATTTGTCCACCCGATAAGTGATGTGTTCCTGCCGCTACTCTGGCTTGTTGTTGAAGACTGGCAATCTGTGCAATTTCTTCTGGAGTTCTATTCATACGCTGAGATGCCATCATATAACATGCTCCATAATCACCTTGAGCATAATGTATATCATAATGTTCTTGTAAAGTTACGGCTACTAAATTTGTAGGATTGTTATTGGTATGATTCCCATCTTTATGATGTATTTCATAACTGCGCCCGTTGGGCTCTTTTGGTATAGGTCCGTGGTACTGCTCGTAGATTTTACGATAGTTTATTCGCTGATAAGTAGTCATGCTGATAGTTCCCTTTCAACTATTAGAGTAGTTGGGCATTGGCGTGCCGCGAACTACACCTATATTTACCTCAGCCTCTTGGGTTTGCGCCAGTGGCTGGCCGGGGTTGACGCTTGATCGTGGTCATAGGGCTCTTGTTGCCCATTGGCAATTCATTTGTGGTTTTGGCAGGAGGAGTCTTGCCTCCGGCTACAGTAAAGTTAGTACGATATGCATTCTTTAAAACTTCGTGATCGTACGGACCAGTTGCGTAGTCTTTCTTGAGTGCTCGTTGCTCTGCATCAGGAGCAGGATATGGTGAGTCCAACAAGTCTTTGTTTTCGTCTTCAATCTTGTTGTTTTCAATATTGAGACTGTCTTCATAACCGTCTGTGTTCATAACAATCCGATTGGGATCTACACCCAACAATTGTGCCAGTTGTTTGATTTGTGGCTCAATGGCTGGATATTTGAATTCTACATCCACAATGCTCATTGGCTGATTGGGAAACGCTGGAAAATCAGGGATCACTCGGCGAACTGGTGTATTCTTTGGTTTAGACATTTTGACCACGTCAAACTGAGCACACTTGTCTTCGAGTTCTCGGAAAAAGCCTTCAGGTACATCACCAATTACCTTGATGCGGTAGGTGTATGTACGTTCGCTTTCGGCTAGGTATTTGGCAAATGGTTTCATATTCGATATCCTGTTTACTATTTATTCTTTTTGTACGTTTTGGCCTTTGCCAATAATACGTTCCAGCAAATCGTTGCGGCTCAAAACCACTCCGTGTGCTGTTTGTGCGGCGGCTATGCCTTCGGGATCTTTGGCATCCAGGGCCTGTTGCTGTTGATCCAGGCGCATTTTCTTCATCTGTAGATCAATCATCTTGAGTTTCTTGTCTAGTTTGGCTGTTTTTGCTGTGATGGCGTGGCCCAGCATGTTCGATGCTACACTAAAGATTTCGCTGGCAAATCTTGAATCGACCTGAAAACCAAGATCCATTAAATCCTTGTAACTGCCAGTGGCCAAACCAGCAAGTTCATCCATTTCGGTGTCTGTGGCTTCAAGTCCACGCACAGCAGGCAACGCACCATCAACTTTGTCAATGGCGTCATCTAGTGCTTGTAGTGTTTCTCGATTGGTGGGAAGTGTGGGTAGAGCAATGTCTACTTCTTCCTGAGTTGGCGGGAGATCAAAAAGGTCTTCAAGTTTGCGTGTCATGCCAATATTTAGTGGCTCACGCTCGACCATTTACAAACATGTCATTCTCAGTAATAACTCTAAATGTGAGTCCGTTGCGTCGGGCCCATTTGGTCGCCGCGTCCCACTTACAGTAGTTGATCGCTACTATAGTGCGGTCTCGGCTGTTCATTTTTGACTCTATCACGCTTTGCTTTTTGGGTTTAATTTCAATCAGTTCAGCCCGCATTTGATTGTTTTTGGTACGGTATGTGATCAAAAAATCTGGGATATATTGTGTCATCTTACCTGTGAGTGGATGACGATAAGGGATGGCAATGCTTTCGCTAGCCCATTGTAAAATATGATCGTTTGAGTCCAGGAATCGCATAAATGACAATTCCCAACCGGATCTGTAGCGGGGCTCACCGTTGCCCACATACTTGGCACGGTTGACCACAGTGTATGTGCCTTGTGCCCAATGTGCCATTATTGTATGACGTTTCTGGCTGCGTAGTAGTTGGGTGCTACAGCAATGCCCACGCCCAACAAGGTAGCACGATTTCTGATGCTGTTGAGATAGTAGGCCATGTTGATGTTGAGACTCAGGCCCGGATTGTTGTTGGTATTGCCTGCTTGAAATGACTGTAGCAATGTCAACGGAGGAATATTTGTATCTTGAGCCACTCTAAACAAACTCACAGTAAAGTTGTCTGCGGCTTGTTTTGTGGTCATCACACTCTTGAAGTAACTGTTGACCACATCATAGTCGCCCACAGCAATGTTCACGTCATAGTCGTAGAATGTGTCAAACACTCGCACTGTTTGATCAATGTTGTAGTTGGTATAGTTGATGCTGGCCATAATCAATTAGTTAGTTGGAGGATTTTGTGGTGTAGGATAATACATGCCACTTGATCTGCCGGGAATTTGTCGCATGGCCGCAGGTATAGCAGAACCTTTGAGATAGTTTGTCCCCAGGGCAACTGTTTCGTTAACGGCAATGCTCTTGAGGTCTTTGCCCTTGAATGTGTTGTAGGCTGTGCCGGCTTTTTGTACAGCACCAATAATGCCCAATGGTCCGCCGCTGGTCAAGTCTTCTATGATGCCGCCGGCGGCATCCAACAAGCCACCCTGTCCCATGAAGTTGGCGCGACTGCCCGGACGACTAATTGGACTCAGTGTTTGATCGTAGTGACTGGGATCAGCAAAACCTTTGATGTTTTGATCTGGCCTGGCCTGGCCGATGGCTCCTGTGTAGTATTTCACAGTCTCATAAGCAATGGTCATGGTGTTCTGCATGGTGCCAGCACCTTCAGCATAGGAATACTGATCATGTGCAAAATTGGTTATCAAGGGATTGACCAACACATATGTTGCTGTCTTGTGTTGATCCATGCCGGTGATCTGAATGTCCAGAAAGAATGGCGCCTTACCCGAAGGGCCTGATGTGCCATCGTTGTAGGCTTCGCCAATGTATCCCCAATCGTTCACATTGCCCACACGTTGATTGTCATAGATGTCGCGAATATTGTATCCAAATCCTGTGACCTTGTTGGCGCTTTCACCTAGACTGCCATTGTTGCCATTGGCCAGTACTTCGTTATACTGTTGAGATGCATCTTTGTAGTAGTAGTTGTAGTAAGCGTACCACATCTTGCGCACATTGTCGCCGGCGTCATCGTGGAACACAATAGTTACAGGATCATAATTGATCTTGGTCTGTACCACACGTTTGCGATTGTATTGATTGAGAGTTTCGTTGGCAATTGTGAACTTGGGTAGATCCACAGTCTTGACCACATAACTCAATTGTGAGTTGCCAGACACTCCAAGATAGGCCCCTAACCCAGGAACACCTGCAAAATTGAGTGTAAAACTAACGTGAAAAAGGAACTTGTACCGAGGTTTAAGTTCAAATGAGTTGGGAGTAAAGACCTTGCTTGCGTGAGTGTAATCACGCAAGGCATTAACGTCTGTAAATCCTTGCCAGAATTGTTGACCAAATGTTGGCATGGCTCGGCCCTTAGGCGCCTAGGCCAACACCTGTTACTGCGCCACCAATGGTGCGACCAAGTCCTGTGGCAATAGCACCGATACCACCATCGTTCACACTTGTCTTGGTCTGTGCGGCGTTATCGTAAGCAATGTTCAAGTTGATTGTGACACCTTCGTTGGTACCATAGTTGAGTTCACCATAGTCAGCGCCCTTCAAGTAGCAACCATACAGTTCCCAGTTCTCAAGAACTGTGGGTGTGTCTGCACCGTTACCGCCATCAAGAATTTGAATTGTGGTCATGAACTTGTAGTCAATACCAGCCGCGGCACTTGCTTGTTCCAAAAAGTCCAGTTGTTTCTGCATTTGCTCTCCAACTAGAGTCATAACGCTACCCGATGCGTCATCACGTACTGAGCATGCGATATCAGCCCAGGTGTGACGACCGGCCAACTTCAGCGTTGAGTTGTAGATTGGTAATGCGATTTCTTCAAATGTTAGATTGGGTCTTGCCACACTGACAACTTGTTTGGTCATTTCTGTTGTGCTATTAGTTACACCAAAATTTTGAAACAATACTCTAAATCTATATTTGAGTTTGGGCATCAACAGGCCCTGGGCGCTCGCGGATTGATCGCTTGCCAGCGGAACTGTCATTTTGTTTAGTGATGCACTTGCCATTTGTTATCTCCTATATGTTTATTTACCTGAAACGGAGGCCGAAAAATCAGCCCCCAGTTTCATTATTGTCCGGCAGCAATTGCCCCAGTGTTCTTGATACGCAATGGAATATAGATGAATTCCACGGCTTTTACTGGCTCAATAGCAACGTCTACCCACAATTCATTGCGGTCAATACGTGCAGGAGTGTTGTTGCTCAAGTCACAAACAACCAGGTAATCATACAAGGCACGTTTGGCCACCAAGTCAATCATGAGACTGTTCACACTGTTGGTGATTTGATTGCGTGTGATTGTGTCGTTGGGTTCAAACAGGTACAGTTTGCCAATTTCTTCCAGGCGTCCACGCAAGAAACACACCAAGCGAGCCACGTTGATACGATCCAGTGCTGTTGTTGTAGCAGTGGTGGTCTTGTTGCCAAAGTTGGTAATACCAATTCCAGGAATAAACGTGATTGGATTAATGTTACGCTCGTACAAGATATCGCGCACTGATTGACTTACGCCAATCTGATTGAACTCGCCTGTTGTGGCATCGATGTAACCAATTGAGATAGCGTTGTCGACAACACCACGACGTGTGCCAGCTGGCGCCAACCATGGATAACTTGCGGCATCACTGCGCAGGATAGTACGAACCATCATGTGACTCGGAGGTTGAACCACTGTGTTGCCGCCAAGGTCGCTGGTCTGGCAACTGGGATAGAACACGCCGCAATAGTTGCTGGTCAAGATGTTGCCATCACCATTGGGTTGTCCCAGACCGTTGTTGTTGGTAGCAAATGCCACTAGGCTGTTGCCATCAGGGCCCAAACGCATTGGTGTATCGCCCACCACAAACAAGGTGTTGTTGCGCTCGTTGCTGAGTGCAATCATGTTTGGTGTCAATTCTGGGTAAGCAGGTGTGGCAATGATATTGTATTGTGTCTGCTCTTCACGTGCTGTGACACTGGTATCAATGCCTGACTTGAGCGCCTGCACAATAATTTGACGTTGTGCCAGGCGACCCGACCACATGCTTCCGTTGTCCTTGTTGCCACTTGCTGTGAGCCAGGTGTTGAGATTGATCAAATCCCAGTATGCAGTATTGCTTGGTGCAGTACCTGCTGAGGTAGCAACGGTGCAAACATAAATGCCGTTGTTGTAACTCACAAAGTCATTCACAGCGTAAGCCGTAGTTGCCGAGTATGCATCAATTGCATAGTCGGTGGCTGTGGTCGTAAAGTAATCCATTTGGAAACTCTTGACATTATAACCTGAACGACGTGTGTTAAACAACAGCATACCTTGTGGATACAAACTAGAGTTAGGAGCGTCTGGATCCAGGTAGTTACTGGTATTCAATGGTGTGCTTCCAGTGCCAATTGGTGGCAAAGGATCTGCCACTGGGTCTGTTGTTCCATTTGGTGCCCAACGTGCATCAGCAAACAAAACACCGTTTTGTGTGGTTTGATCAGTGGTATCAATTTCTACCCATTGTGCAACACCACTGACTGGTTGCCAGCGATACAATTTGGGATAGTTTTCTAAGTCACTGGTGTCGATCCATAGATCACCATACACCAAGGCCGACATTGCGGTGTTGGTTTGTGTTGTGGGTGCAGTGGCGCTGATGATAGGTCCGGTTGCATTGGTCAAAGTCAAATTGTAACCACGAGCATCGTTGGTCACGTTTCGATAACCCATCCACATGCCATCGTCTTGAATCATGATATCAGCCGCATCCACTGCACTGTAATACCACAAGCGACCATCTGCTGGATCTTGGCCCGGGGCGGTATTGCTAGATGTATGCGTAAATGTAGGACCATTTACCCAGTTACTGAGAATCAACAAATTAGCAGTGATATTACTTGGACGACAAAACTCAGTTGAATCTGTGAATCCAGCTGTGGCGGTGCCTGTTCCTACACTGTCAGCCAAGCCAATGGTTCCCCCTGAACTGTTGGTGTACACTATGTTACCAGCAGAATTTATAGTGGCACTCACATAAGGCACGTTTGCCGCACTGACCGCTGTTATATAATCTGTTGCTGTACCTGTGCCACCAACTGTGACCAGGGATATGTTGGTTGCTGTGCTGCCAGGTTGGCTGCCGCTCAAGAAGAAACTGACACCTGCAAATGCATTTCCGGTAGGAACTGTGGTTCCTGTGACCACAGTTGCACCCAATGCATAACGTTCATAAATCTCAAAAGCTGCTGTGGTCAATGGGGTGCTCAAATATCCCATGGCATTGTATTGAGCATACGTGGTACCAACAGGAATATTTTTACCGCCACCGGTTGGATCTAATGCATAATTTGCGTAAGCATCATTGAAATATACAGGAACTGATTGTGCAACCCAGGTGCCAAGTGCGGCGCTGTATTGTTTTAGAACCAGTTGCATTCCATTGTTGGCAATGCTGAGATTTTGCCAAACACTGCCGGTTGGTCTAGCATAAGCTGCACCTGCGGCTGTGATCCATTTTGGTTGTTCGTAACTGTATGATGGCAAATATTCTGGTGCGGCATATTCAGATGCTGTGATGCCCAGGGCTGTCAACAATGCTGTGCCAAGATTGGGGCCTGCTTGAATAGAAACAACACCATCATTGCTGAGAGTTGAACCATCATTGGCAGCGGTACTGTTGGCATAGATATACAGTTGATTGCTCACAGCACTGGCTGTGACTCCTGTAATGGCAGCAGTATTAATGGCAGTAGCAAATCCGTCCACAGTGTTGGTTGCACCAACAGTGACAGTGGTGCCATTGATGATCATGTTGGCACCAATGGTCAGTGAAGTTGGTGAGTTTGTGCCTTGCACTGTGGGGTATGACGCTTTCCAGGCATTGCTGCCAACAAGAACCCAGGTGTTCAAATAATTTTTGTAATAGATTGGATTGTGTTGTGAACAAGAGATTACTGCATAGTCGCCAATTGCGCCATAAGATGGTATAGGAGCGTAATCAGCAGTACCAAGAGTATCATCGTCAAAATTAACAACTTCAGTGGTGTCATTGACTACCAATGGTGTTACTACTTCAAATGCTTGAGTAGCGGCATTCCACTCCTGAATGCCCCACGATGTAATAGATGTATCCAACCAAAAAGAACCATTTGCAGGTGCACCAGTAGGACGAGTTAAACTTGCAGTGAGTGCTGTCAAATCAATGTTGGCACGTTGTACATAACAACGGTTTGTAACGCCCAGGGCTGAGTAAGCGGCAAGTAATCCGTACTCGTTGAGTTCGTATCCGTTGATGGGAGTACCTGTTGTGGTGTTGTAGAAGAACGGCACACCAAAAGTCTGTGCCAAATCGCGTTGACTGGTGATCAAATATGTTTTGTTTGCATTAGCGGCAAGAGTACCGGCTGCTACAGTGACGCCGTCACTGGATACTTTGTTTTGCGCTGTGGCCAGCAAAAAGTAAGGTACTGTGTTAACGGCTGAAGGTATGTATTGACTCTGGTCAATTACTGTTACTTCTACGCCTGGTGATGTTAAAGCCATAATGGTTTCCTTTTCAAGTTCTAATATTTACCGATTAGTAAAAAAAAGTCGCAATCATAAATACCTTTGTAAAGGTTTAGGAGAAAAATATGAGCGAATATGCTGGATTCATATATGAATGGACTAACAAAATTGATAACATGAAGTACATTGGTGCCCATACTGGATCAGAAGACGATGGGTATATAGGTGGAGGTAAACGATTCCGGAGTTCTCTAAGAGAACATGGGCTTGCAAATTTTGAACGTAAAATTCTTGAATATGTAAATGATGCAAGCAAAATAAAAGATCGTGAAAATTACTATCTTGGATTATATGATGTAGCAGACAATGATAATTATTATAACTCGTCATCTAGATCATCAGGCCTTCGAGTTAAACAACCAACTAAACAAGTTGCACGATCATTGTGCTGTGTTTGTGAACAAAGACCTGTGGCTGTAAATTATATCAAGGATGATATAACACATTACCGCACTAGATGTGATGCATGCCTGAAGAAAAAGAAAAATCCAAAACCGTTTGTGCCGCGGTGGAAAGCGGCAGGTTATAAAAAGAAAATGAGTTGCGATTGTTGCGGATTCAAAGCTAGATGGTCAGCACAAATGTTAGTGTTCCATGTAGATGGAAATTTGGCACACAATGATCTCAAGAATTTGCGTAGTGTCTGTAAGAATTGCGAAATAAATCTTCAACGTACAGACAGTGTTTGGAAAAAGGGAGATTTGGAGCCTGACAATTAATTTGCCACAAGTTGTTTAACCTGCTGGTACAAGTCATCTAGAGTGCCGTTGTTGTCTAGTACCACGTCAAACCGGGTGCCTACCCAAGCAGTTTCCGATGCATGTACACCATATTTTTCCAATTTGCGCTGACTCAGTGCCCAAGTTGAGTTGCCATTAGCACCACGATTTACACTCATTGCGGCATCATACCAAGCAGGTTCTGCACCACGAGTGACTCTGATGACTCGGCCGCCGGCGTTTTTGATAGCACGGATTTCATTGGGAAAGCGGCAGTCTGATATCACCACATCATCCTGGCTGTGACGCAGTTTGTTTTCTAGGCTGGCAATCCAGATGTCATCGTGGAAGCCGGCTCTGCATACTTCTGTGCCCCAGTATTGTAGGATCCAACGCGGTGTTAGTGTAGGTATGTGTAGGCGTTCCGCCCACCATGGATCCACTTGTTCACGCCATTCACGTGCTTGCTTGGTGCGACCTTCCAGCAGGGTTCTGTCCCAACCAAACACTTGACTCACAGCATCTTTTAGTGTGCTTGCAAAACTTTCTCTGCGAAAATGATGCAAGTTTACCAGGTAATCAGCAATGGTATCTTTGCCTGAACCAATAAATCCACAAATGCCAATAATCATATTTTTCCTATTAAAGTTTAATCCATTGTTCTATCAAATGTTTTTTTATGGGCAATGAATCAAAGAAATTTTCTTTTCTCGAACGATCCAACATAAGATTATATATTAAAAAATTTGGCCAAAGATCTTGTCTGTTCGTACTGTCAAAATAAGTTTTTACTTGCTTTAGACTATATCCCAGGGCAGTGCACCTATCCAACATGAGATTTAGATCTTCTCGGTATTCCGATGGTATAATTTGTATACTCAACTGCTCCGGGCCAAATAGTATGTTAAAACTAATGTTTTTAAAATCTATATCAAAGTTGGTTTTTAAATGTGCCAACGTTTCTTCAAGGAACCAAATGTTTAATGCACTCACAGTGACGTTGACATAGTATGATATTTTACTAGCAACAATTGTTTTGAGATTTTTACCAATAACTTCCCAGTCTGAGCCCGATCGTATGTGTTTGGCACGGTCTTCTACTGCATCGATGCTGAGTTGTAATTGAAGATTAGGAAAATTCTGCCAGAGAGAGATCAGGTCGACTTGCTTGTATTTTAGACTTGTTAGATTAGTTGAAATACGTATGGCAACATTGGTATGCCCTATATCCAACAAATTTTGTAAAACATCCACATGCTCTTGAGTCAACGTGGGCTCGCCACCGGCTATGACCACAGTTTTAAGATGAGATAAGTTTATCAATTTTATATTGTCTAATACCGACTTATTTTTGGTTATTGTTATAATGTTCCCAAACTCTTCTTCCCATTTTGAACTAAAATGTGGGCCGCAACTTCTGCAGGCAAGATTACAAATATTGTTTGATTTAACGTTTATTTCTTGTATGTGAACTTTATCAAAATCAGTTTGATATTGATCAAACGAGTCGGCTGCACTTTTTCCAGTTTCTAAAAAACTATAGTGACATTTTTTACAACCCTGGGGAATGTTTCCAGCGAGAAAATCATTGCGTTCTTGCTCAAACACACTTTCAACTGATGTGCCTATGTCTTTGAGATTGTCAAGTTCAAATATACAGCACGGGCCAACTTGGCCACTAGGCTGAAATGCTACACTTACCCAAGGGGCTTTGCATATAAACTTTGAATCACTCATTTTAACTCTTGGACATTGAGGTATTTAAGAGTGTCTTGAAGCATTCCGATTTGTCTGCGACAGTCTTCTAGTGCATGGTGGCTAGTGGGAGGTATAGGTAGTTCGGGCCACAGGCTGTAAATGGTCCTTGTGTCTCTAATTTTGTAATACTGCCACGGCAATCCCATTCCATAACTCTTGTAAGCGTGTTCTAAAATATTAGCATCATACGTGGGCCCATTCATCCACACTCTGTTGCATTGCCAGGTCAGTTTATGTAATTCTTTTAGTGCTTGGTCTAGCGGAATACGCCCATCTTCAGCGAATGCTTCTGCCTGTGCTTCTTTTTGAGTTGCCCACCAGTCTATGGTGCCCTGCTCAATCTTTCGATCTTCCTGGCTTTCTAATGTTATTCGAGCATAATATTGTCGTGGATAATACCCACTGCTCAATGGGTTAAAAGTTTGCGCCGCTATTGTAAGAATAGTGGCATCTGGTCCTGTTGCAAGACCTTCAATATCAATCATAATATCAGCCATGCACTTAGTATAGCAGACTTTTAGAGAAAGATCAAGTCTTAAATTAGCCGATGACCCAAGTTAACGGCTGCGAGGCATCCACATACATTTTGAGTTCTTCAATTTTGGCATCCATAATGGCTTGCCCTTCTGATTTCATTGCGGCACCGTTTAGTTGCCCGCCGCCCTGTGGTCCAGCAATGGTTGAGAACTTTTCACGTGCTTCGCCAATGATCATCTTACAAGCACCTACCATGTAGTCTCGGATCCATTGACTGATTTGGTAGTCACTCAGCAATTGAATTTCAGGTTTAATTTGATACACCCAAAGTAGCACATTTTCGCCAGTGCCTTTTGGGTCACGAATCAGTTGCAGTTTCTTTGTGACAGGATTCCAGGTGTAGTTCATGTATGCACCGAACATGCGTCCAGCCAGTTCCACATACTGTGAATAAAAATCATATGTGGCAAGACCGCCTGCCACGTTGAAGTTCATGAGGTACACATTGATTGAGGCCTGTGCAAACGGATCAAAGTTACTGGCAAAAGGCCCAGTTGAGTCGCCGAAAGTTCTCCGGAATATTTGACGCACACTATACACTTCTTGGGGCAAGGTGTAGATGTTTACGTCACGAATCAACTCCATAAAGATATATGCTTCTTCGTAGGCATTGTTGGCACGTTGGCGATAGGTGCCTATGGTGCGCTGATATGCGGCTTCGTAGTGTGCAGGGTCTAGTTCAAGATCGACTATTTGATCACCCATGGTTAATTTGCAATACTCAATAAGGTTTTGCTTTAACTCAGGTAGTAAGTTTTGTTCAGCCATTGGGAGACTCCGTTCCCCCTTATTTACCAGGCCTTTAGTACTATCAAGTTCTCAGTACCCCGGGCATTCCAGGGTGTTTCTGTAGTGGTTAGATCCCGGTAGATCTTTCTAGCGGCCGGCTTGCCTGCGGCTTGTATTGCTCGGACAACATCTGCAGGCTTGCGCACAGTTTTTTGTAGCGTTTCCACAGTACTGTATCCAATTATGCTGTTGTTTTTAATGGTAAACGCCTGTGTGTGACTGTCTGCTACCAAGTGAATCAACTTGCGTTTCTTGGTATCGTACAACCAGGCTTCGGCCTTGTCTACTAGACTTGCGGCAGGCAACCCTTTAATTTTGAGTTCAGCAAATTCCAAAACGTGTTTGAACTTGGCCGCACGTTTTTCAGGTGGGACCGCTTTGACTTTTCTTGGCTTGCGTTCCACTTTCTTGATCTGTACATAAGCACCGCAGTCGTTGATCACTGCTTCACAAAACTTCACACAATTACGCAATTGGATCTTGGTCAGGTATGAGTATGCTTCTACCAACAACGCATCCTTGCCTTCTACTGCTTCTTCAAACTCAGCCAGTTTGCGTTTCCAACGGTTGGCGATTTCGCTGATCATCTGCGGCACCACGTTCATGCCACGGATAACCATGATAGGCTTGTAGTCCGCTGACATTTTGGCACCTGCCATCATAAACTCATCAAACATAGCATCAAGTTCGGCTGCACACTCACCTACTTTTTCTCTCAGTCGATCTTGTATATTAGGCCGGGCCGGGCCTTCTATTGCTGGCTCAAATTCCGCCTCAACTGTTTGTTTGCTGGCAAGTATTTCTTTTAGCAAGTTGTCCAGTTTGATCTGTTCTGTTTCACTCAACTCCAAGCCTACCATTTTCATGCGACACAACCAGCCTGTGGTCAAACGTATGGCTGAATCTGGGATACTTTTTAGTGCTCGCACATCTGCCTTGCGGTCTTGTGACTCCAAATAATTCACAATCATTTCACGAGCATCTTTTTTGCCATAAAAATAGTTGTACCAGGAGAATGCTTTGCTCAGGGCGCTGATGCGATTTTCTGTAGGTTGCGTTTTCCACGGAGGCTCACCACCCATAACATTGGTATCAGAACTACGGGGGTTCAGCAGTTTAACGGATTTCATCAGGGCTCCTTGAGTGGTAATACAGTAATTATAGCACTTTGGGATTTATTGGTCAACCGCCCATAAATACTATTATGCCCCGCCTAAGCCTTTACCGCCCTAATAGAACTCGCGATTACCAATTTTTGGATCGTACCATTTCGGAGATGTACACCGTCGGGGGAATGGATATTTTCCTGCACCGATACATGGGTCCACAAACTGGCGGTGAGGATTCGGCATTTTCCGGTAATGGTGATGCTACCCAGCCCATTTACGATACCTTAGACCCGCTGAACATTCAAGATTTGCTGTTGCTAGAAAACCGTGATAGAATTTATGATCCGGACGTTTATGTCATGCGTGGTGTTTACAATCACCAAGATATTGACTTTGACCTAACACAGTTTGGCCTGTTCCTAAACAATGATACTTTGTTTATCACCTTTCACTTCAACGACATGATTGACAGCCTAGGACGCAAGATCATGAACGGTGATGTGTTGGAAGTGCCCAACTTGAAAGATTACTATCCGCTAAATCAGGCCATTCCACAGCCCTTGCCCCGATACTATGTGGTGCAAGACGCTGACTATGCCACAGAAGGCATGAGCCAAACCTGGTTGCCACACACCTGGCGTGTGAAAGCAACCCCAATGACCAACAATCAAGAGTTCAAAGACATACTCAAAAAACCTGTGGTCAGCGAAAACATCTGGGACAATGGCAACTTCTATCCCACCGGATGGGTCACCAACTACGGTGATGTATATTATCAGGCCAAGCAAAACGTGCCGGCCGGTACAGATATCAACGACACTGACTACTGGCAAGTGTATACTCCACCCACACAAAGCGACGTATTTTCAACTCGTCCCAAAGACAATCAAATCAACGATGCCATACTCACACAAGCAGATGTGGAAGTGCCAGTATCTGGTTACGACGTCAAACCTCTTTACGTTGTGGCTACATTAGACAATGGACAACCGGCCAATCCCACTTCACTGACCACAATCAACGGCGACACAGTTGACGGCACTCAAGGTGGCATGAATGTCACACCAAAAGCCGATGGTTATACTGTGGGCTACTTGACCGGCGATGGTGTACCACCAAATGGATTGCCAGTTACGTCGGGTGTACAGTTCCCGTTGGGTGCTGTGGCCGGCGACTACTGCTTGCGAGTGGATTATTTCCCTAATAGACTGTTCCGCTACGATAGTCGACGTTGGGTCAAAATAGAGGACAAGGTGCGCACCAATCTCAACAACGGGCCTGCCAATGATACTTTACGGTCGGGCTTTGTGAACAATACATACACTACGTCCACAACAGATCTTGGCAACATTCCACAACGTCAGAGTCTCAGCCAGATATTGAGACCACGTGCGGACAACGGAGACCAGAAAGGTTTCCAGGATCCCAAACCGCCGCCAGACACACAACCGGGCCAGAAATCGAGTTAACCATGAGTCAGATGTTCTTCTACGATGCGCAAATACGCAGATTTTTATTGCAGTTCACACGAATTGTCAGCAATTTCCAAATTGAATACGGCAACGAAACAGATGGCGTGAACAATGCCGCCTTGATACGTGTGCCAGTTCGTTATGGAGATGCTAGCCGTAATGCACAGGTGATCATTCAAGAGAACAGTCGTAACTCAATGCCGGCCTCACCACTCATGACTTTTTATGTTTCAAGTCTGGATTATGATCGTCCCCGAATGCAAGAACCTTACCATGTGAGTAAACTCAATGTACGTCAACGCACTTATGATACCGAAACTGACTCATTTGAAACCACACAAGGCAATGCGTTTACCATTGAGAGACTGATGCCTGTGCCCTACAAACTGGGCATTACTTTGGACATCTGGACGTCGAATACCAATCAAAAAATGCAGTTGTTGGAACAGATCTTGACCTTGTTCAATCCCAGCCTGGAAGTGCAAAGCACAGACAACTTTATCGACTGGACCAGTTTGAGTGTGGTTGATTTGGAATCAGTGACCTGGACTTCTAGAACTGTGCCCATTGGCACCGAAAATCCCATTGATATGGCCACCATCAAATTTAGCCTGCCAATTTGGATCTCAAGTCCGGCCAAGGTCAAGAAACTGGGCGTGGTCGAACGTGTGATCATGAGCATGTACGATGCTCAAGGTGATTTGAGCAATGCTGTTACAGACAATGACCTGTTGTTGGGCACCAGAGTCATTGTAACTCCCTGGAACTACGAAATTGTGGTAATTGGCAATCAAATACAATGCTTGCAAGGTCGTACCATTGTGCCCAATGGTGCCAATGAAGATTTAACTCCTACTGCAATTGTGGCAGGCAGTAGCCTGTTATGGCCGGCTGTGATCAGTGCATATGGTGTGCTACGCCCAGGTATCAGTCAAATACGTCTGGATCAAGAGGATAGCACCACAATTGTAGGTACCATTGTGATCAATCCCAACGATGATCGACTGTTGATCTACAACATCGACCAAGACACAGCACCACAAAATACTTTGTTGCCAATCACCGCTATTATCGATCCGCTGATTTCAGGACCCAATTACGGGCTTCCAGCACCCGCTGTGGGTCAACGTTATTTGTTGACTGATGCCACTGGCGCAAACATCAACACCTATCCAGCAGAAGCATGGCTGGGATCTGCAGGACAACCCCTGGTGGCAAGTGCCAACGATGTGATTGAATGGACCGGTACTTACTGGAAGATAGTTTTTAACAGTGTGGCACAAGCAGACACTGTGCAATATGTCACAAACATTACCACCGGTGTTCAATACGAATGGACTGGTGTTGAATGGGTTAAGAGTTATCAAGGTGTTTATGTCGGAGGCACATGGAGTCTAGTGCTTTGAAGGCAGTGGGGGTGTGGTTCCGTAGTCGGGACACCAAACGTTATCTTTATCTCTTACGCAACGACGCCAAGCATCCGGGTGCTTGGGGACTGCCTGGTGGCAAGATTGAAACTGGCGAAACGTTGTTGGGTGGCATGGAACGTGAATGTATTGAAGAACTGGGTTTCTTTCCCACTTACTTGAGATTGATACCACTAGAAAAATTTACCTCTGCTGACTTGGCTTTTGAATATCACACCTGGATTTGTGTGGTGGACACTGAGTTTGTGCCCAGACTCAACTATGAGCACCTGGGCTATGCCTGGATTGATGCCGGCACCTGGCCTCGGCCCATGCATCCTGGATTATGGAATACCATGAACCTTGATGCTGTGCAACAGAAAATTCAGCAGGTGGAGCAGACTTTATAGTCTACCAACCACAATCTCTATCACACCTGACACACCGTCAAAGTCTGCCAATGCTTTGCCCAACACCGTGCCCATGGCTGGCTGAGCACTGGCCTGTGCTGATCCATTGCCTGCTGACACCATCATGTCACCTTTGCGTATGGTGCCTGTGACTGATGTGGGTACACGACCAGTCAAGGCCACCGCCACTGTATAATCGGACTCCAGAGTTGAATTCATCAAGTGAGCCGGGTTGGTAGAAACCACGCCGGCTATTTTTGCACTGCCCTGTTGTTTGCTCAAGGTAACTTCGTGAGAGCCGCCAAAATCTAACACAGTACCTGGCGCATAATCAGCATCGGCTGAGTAAAGTTCTGCCAAGTCAGCGTATTGTGCTGTGGTAGCCTTGCCAAATATGGTATTAAAGTAGTTGGTAGCGTTGCCAATGTTGGCTGTGGCGTTGGCTGTGGAGGTTTGAATATTACCACTCACAATCAGCACACCACTGCCCAATGCCGCGGTACCGTTGATGATCACGTTGCCATGAATAGCATTGCCGGTGGAACTCATTAAGCCTGCTGTCAAGATGTTGCCACCTGTGACGTTGGCGGTTACTGCTAAACTTCCTAGCGTACCAACTGATGTAATGTTGGTTTGTGCGGCAGTGGTTAGTGTACCAACAATATTGGTCACTGATAGGTTGCCACCTGTGATGTTGCCAGTAGCACTTACCAATCCACCTGTCAACAAGTTACCACCTGTGACGTTGGCAGTTACTGATACCACAGCACCCAAATGGCTAGTACCAGTGATTGTGCCAGCGGCACTTACCAATCCACCTGTCAAGATGTTACCACCTGTGATGTTGGCAGCACTGGTAATAGTTGATGTGGCTGAGATCAGACCACCTGTCAACAAGTTACCACCTGTGACGTTGGCAGTTACTGATACCACGGCACCCAAATAACTTGAGCCAGTGATTGTACCTGTTGAACTGATCAATCCAGCAGTTAATAAGTTGCCACCAGTTATGTTACCTGTAGCACTAAATGCACCGGCGTATGTTAAAGGACCGGACCCGGCACGACCTAACTGTGTACCATCAGCATTACCAAACACAATATATCCGTTGGCAAAGTTTTGTTGACCACGAACACCTATTGTGTCTGCCAGGTTGATATCACCAATCCAGGCATCGTCGCCCACTTTAAAGTTGGTACCAGCACCATTATTGGTAGCGGCTATTGAATTGGCAACCAACCCTGCTGTGGTAAATGTTGCCACTGCGGCTGTGCCAGCAACACCAACTGTGACGTTGCCACTAGCAGCCACCACCACGTTGGATGTGCCGTTGGTTATGCTCGATCCGCCGCCGCCACCCGATATACCAGTTAGTTGCGACCCGTTGCCAATAAAGTACGGAGCACTGATGTTGCCTGTGGCACTGACACCGGCACTTTGTGGGAATGTTACTATGTTACTTGTAGCATTTGCAGTCATCATCACACCTGCGGCTGCCGCGGCGTTTTGATAGAATATTCTTAAAACGTTGCCATTATCTACATCCATGTTCCAGGTGGAGTTGGCTTGTCCAATTAGACCATTAACGTTGGCCCAGGCTATGACCAGTTGACCACCTTCTGATCCAGTGGAGTTAATTACTATGTTGTCATTTGCTGTTACTACTTTGCTGGCGATAATGTTGTTGGCTGATAGGATATTACCAGTTACAGATGCAAGTCCACCTGTCAACAAGTTACCACCAGTGATGTTGGCCGAACTTGTGATAGTTGATGTAGCACTAACAAGACCGCCTGTCAACAAGTTACCACCAGTTATGTTGGCGGCTGATGTAACAGTTGACGTAGCACTTATCAATCCACCTGTTAATAAATTACCACCAGTTATGTTGGCTGTGGCACTTACTACTGTGCCCAGGAAACTTGATCCAGTTACTGTGCTGGTGGCTGATATTAGGCCCGCAGTAAGTAAGTTACCGCCTGTGATATTGGCAGTGGCAGATATTAATCCACCTGTCAATAGATTACCACCAGTTACGTTGGCAGTAACGGCTAATGAGCCCAATGTGCCAACACTTGTGATATTGGTTTGAGCGGCCGTGGTAAGTGTGCCAGCGATACTGGTACCACTCAAGTTGCCGCCTGTGATATTACCAGTTGCGCTAACCAGACCACCTGTGGTTACATTACCTGCTGAGATGTTGCCTGCACTGATGTTGGCCACTGTGGTATTACCAGTTACGCTGAGTGTTCCTGTGGCCGATATCAATCCACCAGTAATAATATTGCCACCGGTAATGTTACCACTAGCACTTACAACTCCTGTAATGTATTCACCAGTTGATGCAAATACTGCTATGTTTGGTGTTGCAGCCACAGCAACAGTGATGTTTCCGCTGGCTGCTACTACAACATTTGATGTGCCGTTGGCGATATTTGAACTACTGCCTGTGCTTATCCCTGTAAGCAAGGCACCGTTACCGATAAAGTAGTTGCCGGTGATGTTGCCTGTAGCACTGAATGATGGTGCCGTGAGAGCATTGTTGATACTGAGGGTGTTGGCCGAGACTACATTGGCAGAAACCACGTTGGCCGAGATCACATTGGCCGTGGACAGTATGCGTGTCCACGTGTTGCCGACGTTGGAAAACTGATATGTTATGTTGTTAACAACAGCAGTTTGGCCGTTTGTCGGCGCTACTGGGAAGGCCATTTTCTATCCTTTATTGCATACTTATCACGATTTCGATAGTGCCTTCGCCGCCGTCAAAGTTCTCCAATGCTTTACCAATCACGGTACCCACTGCAGGATTGGACTTGGCCTTGGCACGACCATTCCCAGCAGATACCATCAAATCGCCTTTGGCGATACGGCCAGTGACCAAGGTTGGCACACGACCTGCCAAGGCCACAGCCACCACGTGATCACCATCTAAGGTTGAGTTCATCAAGTGAGCAGGATTGGTAGATACCACACCCGCAACTCGCTTGCTGGAAGCACTAGTACTTAGTGTTACTTCTTGAGCCCCGTCAAAATCCAACACAGTGCCTGGAGTATACTCCGCATCGGCCAAATACAATTCAGCCAAGTCAGCGTATTGTGCTGTGGTTGCCTTGCCAAATATGGTGTTGAAGTAGTTGCTTGATGATCCAATGTTACCAACTGCGTTGCCGTTGGCATTGACAATGTTGCCCAAGGTCACTGTGCCAGTTGACACTGTCAAGTTGTCACCAGTGATGTTACCGGTTACTGATACCACAGCACCCAAATGACTTGAGCCAGTTATGGTACCTGTGGCACTGATCAGGCCGCCTGTTAGCAAGTTGCTACCAGTTACATTACCACTTGCACTGAATGCACTATTGTTTTGTGTTATGCCAGTACCGGTTGGAGTTAGCACAACGTTGGCATTGGCAGCGGTGCTGGTGACCAAATGATCACCTGTGTCGTAGAAACCTCCAACAACTATGATATTGCCGGCCAAAATGTTACCAGTTGCGGATATCAGGCCACCTGTCAAGAAGTTGCCACCGGTCACGTTGCCACTGGTTGATATCACGTTGGAACCCAATGATGCCAAGTTGGAGTTGGTGTATCCTGCTGGCAAACCAGTCAACTGACTACCGTTACCAATGACATAGTTGCCGGTAATATTACCTGTGGCACTCACAACACCGGCAGTCAGTATGTTGCCGCCAGTGACGTTACCGCTTACACTGACCACGTTGCCTGTAATGCTTGGCGAAGCGCCTGCCAACACTGTTTGTCCGCCTGCTGGGTTGGTAATTGTAACCGCAGTTGCGTTGGCACTGATCTGACTGTTGCCCAGATAAATTGTGCTGTTGCTCAACCACAGGTCTTTCCAACGTTGAGTTGTTGAACCCAGATCGTATGTGATGTTGGCACTTGGCAATAGATTGGTTGCCAAGGTCAATGCACTTGAACTAAACACCGCGGTATTGCTGGTGCCGCCGATTGTGATGTTGGCATTGCCACCGGCATTTTGGATGTCAATCAGGGTTGTGCCGTTCTGAATACGGTCTGCAACAATGTTACCTGTTAGTGTGGCATTGCCAGTCACAGTCAAGTCACCTGTAATGCTCACTCCACCACTGTAGAACACAGCCACGTTGGATGTGCCACCAATTGTGGCTGCAATATTACCACCCGAACTTGCAACACTCATGTTGGTGGTGCCGTTGTTGATGTTGCTGGTGCTGGTGATAATACCTGTCAATGTGGCGCCGTTACCATAGTAGTTTTGAGCATAAACATTCTTGAATGTCTGGCTTGAACTACCAATGTCGTAGACAGCATTGGCGTTGACCAATATGTTACCTGATATTGACACATTGGCTACCACACCACCTGCAAATGCCGGACTTGATATGTCAACCCAGTATGGAGTAGTACCATCTGTAATGTATTCGTACAGCACATCTGTTGTGGTATTGTACCACTGCCAACCTGTGCTGGGACTTGAAGGAGGTGTTGTACTTGCTGTGTAGTTGATGATTGCCACACCGTTGGCATAGTAGTAGTTTGTTGCACTGACGTTTCCACCACGGATGTTGCCTGTGGCACTTATGATGCCGGCTGTGAGCAAGTTACCACCTGTGACGTTGGCAGTAGCACTGATCAATCCACCTGTTAATACATTACCGCCTGTGATGTTGGCTGTGGCCGACACTTGACCTGCTGTGAGCAAGTTGCCACCTGTGATGTTGGCAGCACTGGTGATAGTTGAAGTGGCTGATATCAAACCAGCGGTCAACAAGTTACCACCTGTGATATTGGCTGTGGCACTGATCAACCCACCTGTTACAACGTTGCCACCTGCAACGTTGCCAACAGCACTCACATAACCAGTTGCTTGCACGTTTTGGTTGGTAATGACATTACCAGTTGATGACAAGAATCCACCAGTTGATATTGATGATGTTGCGTAGATATTGCCGCCGGAGTTGATGTTGCCACTAGCACTTACTACACCGCCTGTGAGTACGTTGCCACCTGTGACGTTGCCGCTGGCCGATATCAATCCAGTTACATATTCACCTGTTGTGGCCCAAACAACAACATTTGATGTGCCATTCACACTGACTGTGATGTTGGCATTGGCCGAGGCAATGTTCACATTTGATGTGCCATTGTTGATGTTGGCCACTGAGGTAATAATACCTGTCAAGAAATAACCATTACCGTTGAAGTAGTTGCCAGTGATGTTACCAGTCGCTGATATCAAGCCACCAGTCAGTACATTACCGGCTGTGATGGTACCAGTTGAACTCACTATACCAGCAGTTAATACGTTGCCACCTGTAATATTGGCAGCACTTGTTATTGTACCAGTTGAACTGATCACGCCACCTGTTAATACATTACCACCTGTGATGTTGGCTGTAGCACTCACTTGACCTGCTGTGGTCAAGTTGCCACCGATCACATTGGCTGTGGCCGAGACCAATCCGCCTGTCAGCAAGTTACTGCCTGTGATATTGGCAGCACTTGTTATGGTTGAAGTTGCTGATATCAATCCGCCGGTCAATAGGTTGCCACCAGTTACGTTTGCTGTTACTGAAACAACTGAACCTAGGTGACTTGTACCAGTTATTGTACCAGCCGAACTGATCAATCCACCTGTTAACAAGTTGCCACCTGTGATGTTGGCTGTGGCTGAAATCACGCCACCTGTTAATACATTACCACCAGTAATGTTGGAAGTTGCTGAAACCACGCCACCAGTCAACAAACTACCACCCGTTATGTTGGCTGCGGCTGATATGTAGCCGGCTGTGAGCAAGTTGCCACCGGTAACGTTGCCAGAACCAATTACATTACCAGTTGCACTAACAAATCCAGTGGCAAGCAAATTGCCTGAGTCAATACTACCAATTACTGTAAGTGTAGTAAGATTACCCACACTTGTGATATTTGATTGGTTTGGTGTGGCTAACTTACCATAAAACGCACCAACATTGGTAACTATATTTCCACTAGTGAAGATATTGGCTGTGGCCTCTACAAAACCACCTGTTATTAGGTTTCCACCTGTTACATTACCACTAGCACTTACGACACCAGTTACATATTCACCAGTTGTGGCAAATACAACCACGTTGGCTGTGCCACCTACAGTGACAGCAATATTACCGTTTACTGTGGCAGCAATGTTTGAGTTGCCAGATGTGATTGGGAAACCAGCACTTGTGGCAGTAACACCTGTCAATTGGGATCCGTTACCAATAAAGAACGACCCTGTACCTGCTGTGATGTTGCCTGTTGCACTGACCAAACCTGCTGTTAGTAAGTTACCACCGGTAATGTTTGCCGCACTAGTGATTGTGCTAGTTGCACTTATCAAACCTGCTGTCAACAAGTTACCACCAGTTACGTTTGCAGTTGAGGTTATTCCACCAGTGGCACTTATCAGGCCAGCAGTTAATACGTTACCACCTGTGACGTTGCCTGTTGAACTGACCAAACCACCTGTTAACAAGTTGCCACCAGTTACGTTTGCTGTTACTGAAACAACTGAACCTAGGTGACTTGTACCAGTTATTGTACCAGCCGAACTGATCAATCCACCTGTTAACAAGTTGCCACCTGTGATGTTGGCAGTTGCTGATACTTGACCAGCGGTTGTTAAGTTGCCACCAATCACGTTGGCCGCACTAGTGATAGTGCTTGTGGCAGATATCAATCCGCCTGTGAGTAAGTTGCCACCAGTTAAGTTACCACTAGTGTTTAAACTTGAGCCAGTTGCCGCGCCAATGTTGGGTGTTGTTAAGTTTGCACTTGCCTTGACAATAATGTTACCACCACCGTCGAACGCCGTTGTGATACCATCTATCTTGGCATTGATTACTGTGCCATTTAAACTGATACCGGCCGCAGTATTGGCTGTGTAAACTTGGCTAGTGCTAAATGTACTGAACGTAATGTTTGATGTACCAAATGTAATCACACCTGTTGGAGAATTAACAATAAATGCTGTGCCAGCGTTGACGTTACCGCCTGTGGTAAAGAAGTAGTCATTCACACTCAACTGCTCAACACTGTCTGGTCCATACTCGTCAGTATCAGTTGAACGAACAATCACTGTGGCATTTGACCAAGTGTAAACGCCGTTGTATACTGCATTGCCTTCGTTCTTGACCAGGATACGTGTGCCTGCTGATTGAACGTTGGCTGTGTCAATCAAGTTGAATGTGCCAGTTGTGGTCAACGTTGCACCAATGCCGTTGCTTACACCATTGGGCTGAGCATAAGTGATTGTACCACCTGTGGCTGCGGCCAATGTTGTTGTAGTTGCCGCTGCCACTGGAGAGTGATATGCAATTCCAGTTGATGACAAAGTATCAACATAGTACTTGGTTGCCACGTCTTGGTTTTGTACTGGATCCAACACGTTGTTGATGTATGTGTTGGCACTCATTACCACGTTGCCGCTTGGGCCTAAAATCAAGTTGCCAGCAGTGACACCAATGGTCAGGTTACCCGACACATTACGCAGTTGGTTGGTGTTTACGTTACCAGCATTTAAGTTGCCAGTTGCGGATATCAATCCGCCAGTTAGATAGTTTCCTGCAGTACTGTTGCCCGAACTGGAAATCAATCCGTTGTTTAGAATGTTGCCACCAGTTACGTTACCTGTGGCAGATATTAATCCTGCTGTGAGTACATTACCACCGGTTACGTTGCCTGCGGCACTTGATGTACCGCCTGTGGCCAAGTTGCCACCAGTTATAGTAGCAGTAGCACTTATCAAACCTGCTGTCAACAAGTTGCCGCCTGTGACGTTGGCCGCACTTGTGATTGTTGATGTAGCACTGATCAGGCCAGCAGTTAATACGTTACCGCCAGTGATGTTACCAGTTGAACTTACTAGTCCAGCGGTTAATACGTTACCGCCAGTTACGTTACCTGTAGCACTTAGTACACCAGTAATATATTCACCTGTGGTAGCAAATACTGCCACATTGGCTGTGCCGCCTACTGTGACTGCAATGTTGGCGTTGGCAGTGGCTGCGATGTTTGAGGTTCCTGCAGTGATTGGGAAGCCAGCACTTGTGGCAGTAACACCTGTCAGTGCTGAACCATTACCAATAAAGAACGAACCTGTGGCTGCTGTGATGTTGCCAGTTGCTGAAATTTGTCCACCAGTCAATATGTTACCACCAGTGATGTTGGCAGTTGCACTGAGTGTGGTACCAGAAATTACGTTGGCGCCAGAAATATTGCCGCCTGATCCGCTGGTGCTGATATTGCCGAATGTGGCATTACCGGTGGCTGACACGATGCCACCTGTGAGTACGTTGCCACCTGTGATGTTGGCTGCACTGGTGATAGTTGATGTAGCGGAAATCAAACCACCTGTTAGTACGTTGCCACCTGTGATGTTGGCTGTGGCCGATACTTGACCTGCTGTGGTAATGTTGCCACCGGTCACGTTGCCTGTGACTGATACTACTGAGCCCAGCAAACTTGATCCTGTGACCGTGCCAGTTGCACTGATCAGACCACCAGTTAGAACATTACCACCTGTAATGTTGGCGGATGAAGTGATTGTGGAAGTGGCTGAAATCAATCCACCAGTCAATATGTTTCCACCGGTTACATTGGCAGTGGCCGATACTTGTCCAGCAGTTGTCAAGTTGCCACCTGTTACGTTGGCAGTAGCACTTACTATACCACCCGTTAATACGTTACCACCGGTGACGTTGGCTGTGGCTGACACTTGGCCTGCTGTGGTTAAGTTGCCACCGATCACGTTGGCAGTTGCTGAGACTAATCCACCTGTGAGTACGTTGCCACCTGTGATGTTGGCAGTGGCAGTCACTTGACCTGCTGTGGTAATGTTGCCACCGATTACGTTGCCTGTTGCACTGACTGTGGTGCCGGCTGACAAAGCATTGGTTGCAGTTACGTTGTTTGCACTGAGATTGTTAGCAGTAAAAATTGCTGTGGCATTTGAACTGAGTGATTGATCACCAAGTGTGAGAGTATTGCCACTCAAATACAAGTTTTTCCAGTACTGTCCTGGACCGCCAAGACTGTATGTTGCGTTGGCACTGGGTAACAAATTACCAATTACGTTGCCAGTGATACTGAGGTTATTTGTTTGTGTCACACCGGCGGTGACCAAATTGCCACCTGTGACGTTGGCAGTGGCTGAAATCACGCCACCTGTCAATACATTGCCACCTGTTACATTGGCGGTTGCCGATACTTGACCTGCTGTGGTGATGTTGCCACCTGTTACATTGGCTGTTGCACTGACAAGGCCTGCTGTGAGCAGGTTACCACCTGTCACATTTCCTGATGCACTGAGTACACCGGTGATATATTCACCTGTTGTGGCAAATACCGCCACATTTGATGTGCCGTTCACGCTGACCGTGACGTTGGCATTTGCTGCCGCAATATTCACATTACTTGTGCCATTGTTGATGTTGGCCACAGATGTGATTACACCTGTCAGGAAGTAGCCGTTACCAAGAATATAGTTACCAGTTACATTTCCGGTGGCTGATACCAAACCACCTGTGAGCACATTACCACCAGTGATATTGGCCGCTGATGTGATTGTTGATGTGGCCGAAATCAATCCTGCCGTGAGCAAGTTGCCACCAGTTATGTTTGCTGTAGCACTCACTTGGCCTGCTGTGGTCAAGTTGCCACCTGCAACGTTGGCAGCACTTGTAATTGTGCCAGTGGCACTGACAACGCCGCCAGTCAATAGATTGCCACCCGCAATGTTGCCTGTCACTGATTCAATGCCAGAAACAATCAAGTTTCCGCCATAAATGTTGCCTGTGGCACTGACCAGTCCGGCTGTGTTGATATTGCCACCTGTGACGTTGGCAGTCACACTGACCACTGCACCCAAGAAACTTGATCCAGTCACAGTACCGGTTGCAGAGACCAATCCGCCGGTTAATATGTTGCCACCAGTTACGTTACCAGTAGCACTTGCTGTGCCTGCTGTGGCCAGGTTACCACCTGTAATTGTACCACTAGCACTGAGAACACCAGTGATGTATTCGCCTGTGGTGGCAAATACAGCCACGTTTGGTGTTCCGGCGATGTTGACGGAAATATTGCCATTGGCCACGGCTGAAAGACTGCTGTTGCCAGCCGAAATTGGAAAGCCAGCACTGGAAGCCGCAACACCGGTCAGTTGTGAACCATTACCAAAGTAGTAACTACCGGTAATGTTGCCTGTAGCACTGATTGTGGTGCCTACAGTAAGAGCCCCATTTACAGCAATGGTGTTTGCTGTGATAACGTTGGCGGTAGAAAGAATTCTAGTCCATGAATTGGTTGCGCTAGAATACTGGTACGATACCTGGTTTACTACTGTTACTTGTCCATTTGTGGGTGATACTGGGAAGGCCATAATTTCTCCTGTTGGTCTTATACATTACTTATGCCAGATTAAATTTTTGCTTTTTAGCATGATCTTTTTAATTTCCTATATTTGCTTGCTCTGCAAGCCATTCTTCACGGGTCATTTTACGTGGTTGATCCTGTTGTTTTTGTTGTTCTAGCCACTGTTCACGGGTCAGTGTTTGGGCAGTTTGTTGAGATGCTTGCTCTCGCAACCATTCTTCTGTGGTCATGGTGCGAGTCACAGTGACCAAGTTTGTTGGTGTTGGCGTGTGAGTTGTTTTGACCTCAACTTGCGATGCCAGCCATTGTTCCCGTGTCATGGGCGTGGCAGATTGTTGCTGTTGCGCCAACCACTGTTCAGCAGTTGTTTTGGCTGCTTCTTGTGCCAGCCACTCTTCAACTGACATTGTGGGTGTGGTCTGTTCTGCGGTTTGTGTATGATCTGGAGAATAGCGTGGGTATTTGGCTTTTACTGCTCGTATTCTAGCGGCCATAGCCGGTGGAAACACACCGGCATGGTACAAGGCATCCAGTTGTTCTTGAATGGTGGGGTATTCTCTAGCACGGTTTCTTTTGTACTCATCCCAGTCATAGGCCTGTTGCAGCCGTTGTTGTTCTGCTTGTATTTGTTCCGTAGTTACTGGAGCAGTTTCGGGCTTGTGCCAAGTTATTGCCTGGTCATACAAACCCACACTGACTTCTGCACCAGGTACCAAACTTTGAATAGCGTGAAATATGGTTATCATGATGCGGCAATCTCCATGGCTATCAACCAAATATTTGTGCTGGTCAGTGTACTGCTGGCAGTAGACACCTTTTGCTGTAATTTATAAGTCACAGCACTTGCGGTTGCTGGTGCATCCATATAACTATAGGAAATAGCACCTATTGCGCCTGCATCTGTGCCGCCCGTGCCCGATGTTCCGGTGTTTTGAACTTGCAAACTTGTACTGGCGCCTCGTACCAATTGAGTATAGGAGGTAACGCCAAACCCTGATACCGCACTAAATTCACTGGTACCAGTGGCTATAATTAAAACTTTACTTGTTACACTAGATGGAGTAATTGTTACATTTGCATAACTGATGTCAGCATAACCAGTGCTGTTTGTTGTACTTCCGCCCAGGCTTGAACTCATTACTGTTTGTATCACTGCCCCCAAGGGCATGTTGTATCCAGGTAATCTATTGTTGGTGTAGAGATTTTGTGTGTAAGTGTTGCGGAAATATACTGAGTTGGTACCAATATCATAAGTGACATTGGCAACTGGCACTAATGTGCCAGAAATTGCCACGTTGGCAACTACACCACCAGCAAATGCAGGACTAGTTGTATCAACCCAATAAGTGCTGGTGCCATCGTTGATAAATTCATACAACACATCACTGGCAGTATCGTACCATTGATCTCCAACATCAGGTCCAGCAGGTGGAGACGTTGCGGCGGTGTAAACAATACCAGTGGGAATTGGAACGCCATTGGCATAACAGTAGTTGTCGGACCGTATTGCATTGCCATAAACATTACCTGTTGCAGAGACTAGGCCAACTGTTAGTATGTTACCGCCAGTTATGTTGGCAGTAGCAGTAAAAGTAGTAGCAGAAATTACATTGGCGCCACTGATGTTACCACTAGGTCCAGTAGTAACAACACCGCCACCAGTTACGTTACCTGTGGCCGATACAACTCCACCTGTTAATATGTTGCCACCAACAACGTTGCCAGAGACTGATACATTACTCAGTGTACCAACTTGAGTCAGGCTTGAATATAGTACGTTCGAACTTAGTGTGTTGCCAATCAATGCGTTAGCATTTACGCTGGCTGCAGCCACACCAGTCAACTGACTACCATTACCGATGAAGTAGTTTCCAGTTATATTCCCACTTGCGCTAACCACACCCGAAATGTATGCACCGGTATTAGAAATTACAGCAACATTGCCAGTACCATTGACCGCCATGGTAATGTTGCCATTGGCCGTGGCAATGTTTACATTGCTCGTGCCGTTGCTGATAAATGTTGTGTCTACCCCGTACTCACCAACATATCTGTAGCCCACAACATAGATTGTATTGGCTGTTCCTGTACCAATCGGAGTTGGTATGGTCGCGCCGTTGAAGTTTAAAACCCCAGACTGATAATCAAAGAACCAAGTGTCATCGCTACCGGAACCAGCACCAAACAACTTGGTACCTGCTGTTTGAGGGTTGGTCAACCCTGCTGGGCCAGCATACACCTGTACCAGGTAGTTGTCACCAAACTGTGTGGGAATCCAGTTGATTAGGTTGGTTTTCCAGGTTTGATTGTCAGGAGCAGTCAGGTCTTCCGTACATTGTACTGTGGGACTGTATCCAGCGCCACCACCGTCTTTGTAAACTTGCACCAGTGATGTGGTACTAGCAGGTGGTAAGGCAGGTATGTCTCCACTCTGTGTCCAAATAAGATCACCGCGATACAGCAGTGGACTGGGTATGCTTTCGTTGAAGGCTTGCTTAGATTCGGGCTCGGCTGTTTTGGTTACACCGTAGCCGACCTTTTTCCAAAGGTAATCAATCTTTTGTGATTCGTTGAACGAGGCGGCCATTAAGCGGCTACTCCTATTGACAAGGCTGTGATAGATTGACCAGTAGCCAATGCAATTCTAATTAAAATATTGGTGCCAGTACTGTTGGCGGCGTTTTGAGATCCCAGAGTCATTGTATAACCTACATTAGCAATTGCTGTATTTAACGGTATCACATCTGCACCAGTTAAAGCACAACCGTTTGAGCCGTTACCACCAGTACCACTGGCAGCGCCAGGAACTCCAGATCCAGCATACTGTGTGAATGCTTCTAACCATCCGTTGATGGTACTGGTAGGTCCAGGGAATCCAGGAGTAGGTGATGAGAATCCGCCCTTGTCTATGGTTGTTCCGGGTGCCGCAAGCCAAACACCAGCAACACCTGTAGTGGTTGTTAATCTGATATCAAAGTTTGCTAGACTTGGTCTTGCAAACGCAAAAGTAAAGTACTGTGTGCTGGTACGATTCCCACCTATTGACAAGTTTGGTCCTACTGGCAAATATCCTGTCGATAAATCAACTGCGTATTGTGTGAGTACTCCATATCGCACCACAGCTTCTGGTGTGCCAGCAATGGTCTGTGCTCCGGACCAAGCATTGGCTGTGTAATAATTAGTTGAGTCAGAAAATACTGGAGTATTGCCTGCTGTGCTCATCACAATACGTATGGCCGCTTGTGTGTTGGCAGTGGGTGTGCAGGCAATTGATTGCTCATTCACCCCGGAGTTTGCACCAGCATACATCTGTATCTTGGTTGGTAATTGCACTGTGGTACTGGTTCCAATCACATTGAGTATGTTGGCTTGCAAAGTACTCACGCTGTTGTTGCTACCACCAAGGTTAGCAGTCAAGTTACCAAAAGTATAGTTTGCAGTAACACCAATATTGGCTTTGACGTTGCTACTGGTCAACATACTGTTGCCGGCGTTGTTAATTCCTGCTAAAGATTTAGTTTGGCTTGCTGCCACTACTGCGCCCGAGCCTTCGTATACTGTTCCGCTATCAAGTATAAACGGATTGGTACTGGTAAATGTCTGTCCAGCCAAGTTTGCCACCTGTAGGTTAGCAATTGTAATTGTGGGTGATCCTGTGTTGTAGTAAGGAACGCCCGAAATATATCTGTAAGTTCCTGCTGTGGCTTCAACCATTGCTACGTTACCGGTAACCAGACTAGGTGCTGTGTTCAAATTGTCTTTGACAAAGCCCACATAGTTGGTGTTGCCTGATACTGAGTGTACCATTTTGTAGTTGTTGTAACCTGTGCTCAAACTGCTCAAAGCACAACTTACGTTGGCACTGAACACTTTGTAGAAGTAACTAGGTACCGCGGCATTGGCCACATGTAAGTCTTGGTCTGCTGACACCACCAAAGCGCCCGACGTTCCAACAGTGTTGCTCACATTACTAAATGTTACACTACCTGCGTTGGCATTGTTCACATAAGCATACAACGTACCTGTTACGGCTGTGTTTGCCAGTTGAACGTTGGCACTGGTTGTGATAGTTGCTGTTGTTGCAAAACGTGTGACGCTTGTGCCATTGGCTGGAATATTGCCACCTGATGCATCTGTTGCGCCGGCGGCCAGCAATGGACTTGTGCCTTGGCTGGCATTGGCAATGGTCAAGTTGGCAAATCCGCTAAGGTTTGTGGGTGCAGTTGGGTTGGCGGCAATAAAGATATAACCTGTGGTACTAAAGGTATTACTTTGTGCTGTACTGGTTATACCATTTGGTGTGCCGTTGGCTTGTAGTGACACGGTAAAGGCACCAGTACTGTTATAGGTATGTAACACATTGCCCACATTGCTTACGCCATTGCTGAATGTGCTGTCACCCCAGGTCCAGTTGGCAATGTTGCTGTTTTCACTGGTGTTCTGGAATGTGAATGTTGAGCGATTGGCACCGTTGTAGTCAGTGTAAAGATAGCCCACTCTGGCATTGCCTGTGTTGGCAGTGGCATTGGTAGTGACGTTGGCAGTGGTTCCAACAAAGTTGGCACGAGTCTGTGGTTCAATGGTGATTGTGATGTTGCCGCTCTTAAATGGGCTGGTGCTGTAACCGGTGTACAAGGACAAGTTTGCTGTGTATTGTTCGTACTTGTTACCTGATTGGTTGGCCGCACTCAATGCAAACAAGTGCGTGACGTTGGCAGCACTTGGGTTGCCAGCAAGACCCGATTGAATGTTGACGTTGCTGATGTTGCCGTCACCATAATTGAAACTGTACAACTGTTGTGCGCCAAAACTTGCTGTGTTACCAGGTGTGCCATTTGAATCGTTGCGGAAACTTATTGTGCCCACACCATTGATCACGTTGGCAACGTTGGCAGTGACAAATACATTGCCAGACTGTGACGAATAAACTTTAACGTTGGTGTTGGATGATGTTACACTTACTGGACTTGCGCCTGCATTGGCACTGTTACCAGTTAAATTAACTCCGTACAACACGTCAGTATTGGCTGTAGCGTTGGTGAAGGTATGGCTTGATGTGGTCCAGTTGTTGGCTGGAATTACTATGGTGCCATCGCCCCAGTTGATTGAGTAAGTCTCTGCATACTGACTTGTATTGGTTATTAACACGCCGCCTGGGGTGTCCAAACTTGTTCGGTTGGCAGTAAACGATGGTATTGGAGTAGGCGTATACAATGTTATCGTGGTAGACGCTGTGCTGGTTGATCCTTTTGCACCGTTGGCTGCATTTCCATTGTAGGTTCCATTGGTATTGTATGCAGTGTAGGTAACTGTGAATGTGCCACCTGATACATTGCTGAATGTATGCACCGCGTTGGCTGTTGTTACATTGGCTGTACCATCTCCAAATTGCCACAAGTAAGCATTGGCATTGCCAATGTAACGTCCGGTCAGTGCCACGCTTAATGGACTAGGTCCTGAACTCACATTGGCAGTGATATAGGCATTGCCCACATAGGTACTGTTGGCTATGTTCAATGCCACTTGATTCAAGTCATCCAGGCCGTCTGTGACAAAAGTTGCTGTGGTCCATCCTGGATAGGCCACGTTTTGTACAAGATTACCGTCTGTAGGAGTACCCAATGTAATTGTGTTACCTTGGCCGCCTGCGGCAATAACTCCAGTAAGGGCCGAACCATTACCAATAAAGTAGTTGCCAGTTATGTTGCCGGTTGCTGATATTTGTCCAGCGGTTGTTAAGTTGCCACCAGTAACATTGGCAGTGGCCGAGACCACACCAGCAGTTAGTAAGTTACCACCAGTAACATTGGCAGTGGCCGAAACTGCGCCACCAGTTAATACATTGCCACCAGTTACATTACCAGTGACACTTAGGCTTGTACCTGTTGCGGCACCAATGTTTGGTGTTGTAAGATTGGCATTGGCTTTGACGATGATATTGCCGCCACCATCGAATGCTGTGGTATTTTGATCTACCTTGGCGTTGATTTGAGTGCCCGTTAAACTTATACCAGCATCAGTGTTGGCTGTGTAAGTCTGACTCGAACTGAATTGGCTAAACGTGATGTTGCTTGTGCCAAAGGTAATTGTGCCAGGCGGTGCGCTAACAACGTAAGCACTACCAGCGTTGACATTGCCACCTGATACAAAGAAGTAATCGTTAATACTCAACTCTTCTGTACTGTTTGCGCCGTATTGATCTGTGTCAGTCGAACGAACAATTACTGTGGCATTAGACCAGGTATACACACCATTATAGACTGCATTTGCTTCGTTCTTGACCAGCACTCTGGTTCCAACTGTTTGGATATTAGCTGTGTCGATCAAGTTAAACGATCCAGTGGTGCTCAAATATGCGCCAATACCATTTGATACTCCGTTAGGCTGAGTATATGTGATTGTACCGCTGGTAGCCACTGCCATAGTTGTTGTAGTAGCGGCAGCCACCGGTTGGTGATAACTGATACCAGTTGTGGCAAAGTTATCAACATAAAGTTTAGTTGCCGCATCTTGATCTTGTAATGGTTGTGCTAACCCGCTAATAATAGTGTTGGCCAACACAATATTGCCAGCAGGTTGTAGATTTAGATTGCCTGAGGCTGTGGAAATTGTTAGTGCGCCACTGAGAGGTTGAATGTTGCTGGTGTTAACATTGCCGCCAATGATATTGCCGGTGGCAGTGATTAATCCAGAAGTTCTAATATTGCCGCCGGTGATATTAGCAGTTGCAGAAACTACGCCACCTGTTAATACATTACCACTTGTGATATTTCCCAATACTGTAGCCAGGCCAGCAGTGACTAAATTGCCGCCGGTGATATTAGCAGTTGCACTTACTAACCCACTGGTCAATATATTGCCACCAGTTATATCGCCACTTGCACTAACAACTGATGCTAATAAACTTGATCCAGTGACAGTTCCTGTGGCCGATACTAATCCATTAGTTAAAACATTACCACCTGTAATGTTAGCAGATGATGTAATCGTACCAGTTGCGCTCACAAGTCCTTGTGTGAGTAAATTGCCACCAGTGATGTTAGATACAGCACTTACTAATCCACTGGTCAATAAGTTACCACCAGTGACTGTGCCATTTGCACTCAATACACCAGTGATGTATTCACCTGTAGTAGCAAACACTGCTACGTTTGCTGTGCCACCTACACCAACAGTGACGTTGCCACCTGAACTTACAACAGTAACATTCGATGTGCCGTTGTTGATGTTGGCTACACTTGTGATAACACCAGTTAGTAGCGCACCATTACCAAGAATATAATTACCTGTAACGTTACCTGTCGCGGATACCAATCCACCTGTTACAACATTACCACCTGTGATGTTTGAAGTTGTTGTTACTGGTCCAGTTAGGCTAACCAGATTGCCAGAATATGTTGGCAAGTAGTTAGCCACATCAGCGTTGCTATATCCTGCTGGCAACCCAGTTATGAATGCCCCGTTACCTAGTAAATAATTGCCAGTTACGTTGCCAGTGGCACTTACTTCTCCAGTGATGTAGGCACCGGTATTAGCAAACACTGTTACATTACTGGTTCCAACTACTCCGACTGTAACGTTGCCATTTGCATTGACTGTGACATTGCTGTTGCCGTTTATAATTGCGGCGCCTGCACTTGCTATAATACCTGTTAGGCCAGCGCCGTTACCTATAAAATAGTTTGCTGACACGTTGCCGGTAGTTTTGATATTGCCTACAGCACTGATCATTCCGCCAGTGAGTAGATTACCAGTTCGAGTATTGCCAGTTACACTCAATGATGCAAGAGTTCCGATTCCTGTGGCCACAACTCCAGTTAGTAAACTACCATTACCAATAAAATAATTACCGGTCACATTGCCAATAACATCTAAGTATAATAGATCATCTACAACTTTTAAACTTGAATACAGTACATTAGAACTTAGTACATCACCAATCAAGGCATTGGCCCTGACATTTGATGCAGCCACGCCAGTTAACTGACTACCATTACCTATAAAGTAATTGCCGGTGATATTGCCAACAGCACTGATTGTTCCGCCGGTTAATATATTTCCTGCGGTGGCATTGCCTGACACCGAGACCGAAGTTAATGTACCAACGCTGGTAATATTTGGCTGTACGGCCGTGGTCACGGTGCCAGCCGTGGTTGCTGTGGTTGCTGTAGTTGCACTACCTGCTGTGGTAGCATAGGTAGCGTTGGCCACTGTACCAGATACGTTTGCACCAGCCACAGCATTTGCCGTATTAGCATATGTGGCAGTGGTGGCAGTGTTAGCACTGGTAGCACTACCAGCGGTAGTGGCATAGGTAGCATTGGCTACTGTACCTGTGACATTGGCACCAGCAACTGAATATGCTGTGCCTGCAGTAGTGGCATAGGTAGCATTGGCCACAACACCTGTGATGTTGGCAGCCGGTATGTTGATTAGTCCAGCACCTGATCCAATAAAACGGCCTTGAGTGGTAACGTTACCAATCACATCCAAATACAACAAATCATCTACGACTTTTAAACTTGAATACAGTACATTAGAACTTAGTACATCACCAACCAATGCGTTGGCATTTACACTCGAAGCTGATATACCAGTTAGTAATGCACCGTTACCAATAAAATAATTGCCGGCGATATTACCGGTTGCAGTTAATGAAGTTAGTGTGCCAACGCTGGTTATGTTTGGTTGTGCATTAGTGTAAACAGTACCTGCAACCAAGGCATTAGCAACTTGTCCAGTAACATTGGCACCCGGTATATTTGTTAGTCCAGCACCTGATCCAATGAATCTGCCCTGGGTGGTGACATTACCGATCACGTCCAAATACAGTAAATCATCTACTACTTTTAGACTTGAATACAACACATTTGAACTCAGCGTGGTTCCGGTCAATGCTGCGGCTGAGATATTGGTTGCGGTTATGCCTGTTAAGAAAGCACCGTTGCCAAGGAAATAGTTGCCGGCAATATTACCAACTGTGGTTATGTTACCAACGGCCGAAATCGATCCTGAGCTGATCAAATTGACGCCGGTGATATTGCCACCGGCGATGTTGCCAGATACTCCTAAAAATCCGCTGGTTATGATATTGCCAGCAATGACGTTGGCTGTGGTTCTGACAGGTCCTGTGAGACTGACCAGATTGCCAGTGTATGTGGGCAAGAAGGCCGCAACATTGGCATTGTTGTAGGAGGTGTTGGCAACAATCCCGGTGATTAGGGCACCGTTGCCCACAAGGTAATCACCGTAAATGTATTGAAATTTGTTGTCAGGAGCACCAAGATCATACACACCGGCGGTGCCAGGAACAATGGTGCTGTTGGCTGTGATATTACCAATACCGTTGCCGGCTAACGTAAGTCCCAGATTGGTAACGGTGGTTGTGACTATGTTGCCAGAGATTTTTACCTGGC